CCGGCCCGATTCATTGGGGCTGGCCCGCCCGCAATATCGAACCGCAACCGTTCATCAGTGACACGGCCGTGGCCTTGGAAGGCCAATGGGTGAAGCTGTATGAAGCCGGGATAGCGGACGTGCTCGCGAACGTGGAAGGCGCGTAGATGGCCGCGACGGACGGGAATCTGCCCGTCGTGTTCGCCGGCGAAGAGTTCACCGTGAGAGTGATTCTCGCGGATATGGTCGCGTGGGAACGGTACGCGCGGCAGCACCGTATTCCATTGAATGAGAAAGCGCTCGACTTCCCGGTCAATGAGAAGACGACCTATCTGATCTACGCGGCGTGCCGGCGTGAGAAGCGGATAGCGCCGACCGTCACATTCGACGAATTCTTACCGGACCTGACATTGGACGTGGAACAGATCCAAGCATTGGCGGAAGGAGATGGATCGGCCGATGACCCTACGTCTGGCCCCGTGGCACATACCATCGCCTAGCAATAGAAATAGCCGTGGCGACGGGCACGGGGCCGGACCAATGGCTGAACCAGGATGCGGATACGCTGTACACGGCGGTTCACGTCATCAACGAAACGAATAGGAAGATGAGCCGCCGATAATGGGTAAACCTGCGATCCTGAAGGTTGACATTATCAGCGATTTCGTTGATAAGGGTATAGGCGACGCGCAAACAGGGTTGGGCAAGCTGAACGACGCCGCGATGGCCGCGAGCACGGCCATTGTCGGCGGATTGGTAGTCGCCGGCGCGAAGTTCGCGCAAATGGCCGTGGAAGATGCGGCCAGCGCCGACCATATGGCGACGGCGTTACGGAACACTGCCGGCGCGACGGACGCCCAAATCGCGAGCACGGAGGATTGGATATCCGCTCAGGGCCGCGCGTTGGGCGTCGCGGACGACCAACTACGGCCCGCGATGGAATCGCTCACCCGCGCGACGGGCGACGTTGCCAAGGCTCAGGATCTCGCGGCGCTCGCGATGGACGTGAGCGTAGCGGCCGGCGTACCCGTGGAAACGGCGGCCGACGCCATAGCCAAGGCGTATGAGGGCCAGACGACGGCGTTGGGCCGATTGCTGCCCGGCATGGATCAAGCCGCGTTGTCGTCCGGCGATTTCGCGACCGTGCAAGGCGAATTGGCAGCGATCACGGGCGGCGCTGCCACGGCGAACGCGGCCACGGCCGCCGGCCAGTACGAAATATTGCAACTACAACTCAGTGAGGCGGCGGAAGCTATCGGCGCGGCCCTGCTGCCGATCATTGAAACACTGCTGCCCAAACTGCAATCTATGGCCGATTGGGTCGGCAACAATACTGAAACGGTGACCCTGCTCGCCGGTATCTTGGGCGCGGCCGCCGCCGCGTTCATCGCGATCAACACCGTCGTCAAGGTGTACACGACGATAATGAAACTCAGCCGCGCCGCGACCGTCGCCTACAACGCGATAATGATTGTCGTTCGCGTCGGACTCGTTTTGTTCACGGCGTTGCAATGGGCGTTGAATGCCGCGATGGCCGCGAATCCTATCATGCTTGTTGTTATCGCTATCGCGGCTTTGATCGCGATTTTCATTCTCGCGTACAAGAAGTGTGAGCCGTTCAAAAAGATTGTTGACCAACTGTGGCAGTTGCTGAAGAATAGTGTGGTCGGCGCGTTCGACGCCGTGTCCGGCGCTATCAGCACCGTGGTTGATTGGTTCAAGAAGGCTTGGGATTGGGTCAAGAAACTTATTGACAAGTTCACGTCGTTCAAGGTTCCGTCTTGGGTGCCGGGTATCGGTTCCGATATGGCGATGACGTTCACCGCCGCCGCCGCGCCGGCCGGGCCGGGTCAGCACGCCGCCGCCGCGCCCGTGGTCAACGTGACCGTGAACGGCGCGCTCGACCCGGAAGGCGTGGCCCGGCAGATCCGACGCATTCTGAACGATCACGCGAACCGTAACGGTCTGGTTGGCGCGTTGCAATGGTGAACGTGACCATAGCGGGCCGCGAGTACGCGCCGGAAACCGTGGCCGATCTGGTTGTCATGGTTGGCCGCACGCGGGTCACGGACGCCGGTCTGCCGTCGTCGTGCAAACTGACGCTGCACACTGCGGAAGCTCAGCCCGTCGCCTACGGCGACACGTTGACCGTGACAGATCCGATCTACGGGCCACGGTTCACGGGCCGTGTCACGGATGTCGAATTCGCTCACGTCGAGCAGTTCGACGGTCGCGGCGTCGCGCGGCGGCTGGCGGCCGTGACCGTGCAAGCGGTCGGCGCGCTGGCGCGTTGGGGCCGGACCCGGATAGGTGATGAGCCGTGGCCTGAGGAAACCGTCGCTGACCGCGCCGCGAGGATTGCCGCGTTGGTTGGTGAATCGTTGACCGTGCAAGGCGGGCAGACGCTGACCGTCGTCCCGCGCGACGTGGACAGTAAACCGGCCGTGGAAGTGTTGGCTGAGTTGGCTGACGGCACGGGCGGATGGTTGTTCGACACGCCGGACGGCCGCACCATCATGCAAGCCGTGGACGCGCGCCGCATCGGCAATCAACGGATGCGTTGGGCGGATATGGGCGCGACGGCGTGGAAGGACGCCGCCGGCGCTTGGCAGGATCAGACGGACTACTCGCCCGCCTACCCGCGCCCGATAGACCCGCCGCCCGCCGCCGTGGTCTATGAACCGAAATGGGTGTTCAACGGCGCGCTAGTCAATCGGGTGATTGTGGCGTACGGCGTGAAACCGGACAACGGCGAGCAACCGTCCGTGTACGCGGAAGACGCCGACAGTGTGGCCCTGTACGGCGCGAGTGAGACACGGATCAGCACGCCGCTCGCGCAACAAGGCGACGCGATGACCCGCGCGCAACTGGTGTTGGAGCGCGCCGCGTGGCCCCAATATCACTTGACGGACGTGCAACTGGACCTATCGCAAATCGCGGCGGCGGACGCGCCGGCGTACGCGGATTTGATACCGGGCGTGCGTTGCACGCTCGCGGGCCTGCCGCAACCTGCGCCGGCGCAATCGTTCAATGGCGTCGTGGAGGGTTGGCAGGAGACATACCGGGCGACGGGCGCGGGAATAGGCCACACTCTCACCTTGGCCCTGTCCGACGCGCGCTGGAGCTACGCCGTCCTGTCGTGGGACGGTCTGCCGCCGGCGCAACGTTGGATGGACACGGCCACGGCGTGGAAAGATTTGCAAACGTTAGACGATTTGGAAACGGTGGCCTAAATGTTGACGACGCCCATTCTAGGTATCCCGTACGCCGAAGATGAAGACGCCATGCTGGAATATCCCGACGGCGTGGACCTGCCCCGCGCGAACCTGTTGGAAGCGTTGCTAGCGCCGCCGTTCGTCCTGTTGGAGACATCCACGACCAATACCAACCAGAACATCACGAGTGCGACGTACGCGCCGCTGCCCAATACGTGGAGCAACGGCGCTACCCTGTCATTCACGCTGACCCGGCCGGCGTTGGTGCTCGCGACGGTTGACGCGCGTTTGAACGGGCAGGATATGGCGTCCGCCGCTGAACTGAGGGCCGCGTTGCACGTTGACGGCGTTGTGACGGCCACGGGCAACAACCTATGGCTGAAGCAATGGGGCACGGCGAACCTGACCACGAATGAGCGGCAGGGCACGGCCCTTCCCGTGGCGCTCGCGGCCGGCTCGCACAACGTGACCCTGCTCGCGATGCGTACCGGCACGGCGACGTATACCTACATCAACTACGCCGTCATGCGCGTAGTGTTCATCGCGCATACGGCGTAACGGAAGGATGAGCGATGGCTTATTACGATTTGGCGCAGTTGACGCAAGACACGGACTTTGATCTACGGATCACGTCGTGCGCCGCCACTGAGGGTTACGAGAATGCCGCGAATTGGACGGCGCAGCACAAGTGGGAAGTGTGCGCCGCGCCGGGATTCGCGGACGCGTACGCATCGGCGTTGGTGAACGGCGTGGAGAATCCCGGCCGTGACCCGGCCGTTATCAGTGACGGGCAGATCCTGTCCGCCGTGACCGCCATCGGGCAGTAATGTTTCCGGTCCACGGGTACAGCGTCCATCCGGCGTATGGTGCCACGGGGCCGTACTGGACGAGTTGCGGCTGGCATACCGGCGCGGACATAGCCGCGCCGGCCGGTACCGCCGTCGCGGCGGCTCGCGGCGGCGTGGCCCGGCATTGCGACTACGGTCCCGCGTTTGGTGAGCACCAATTTACGATTGAACCGGGCGACGGCACGGAAGACTTCTACGCCCACTGCCAGACCCGGCCCAAGCATGGCGCGACGGTCGCCACGGGCGAATACGTCGCACAAGTAGGCGATGAGGGACAGGCGAGCGGCCCGCATCTGCATTTCGAGCGCCATACTGACACGGGCTACTGGCATTGCACCATCATTTGTGACCCGGCCCCATCCTTCGCCTACACGGAACCTGAGCCGGCCGACGATTGGGACGATATGCGCGTCATTTGGATTCTGGAACCGTCCGGTATCGGCGGCATCCTGACCGGCGACACGTTCGCCGGCATCGGCGGCGGCGAGGCAGAACAGTTGCGCGCCGAAGGATGGTGCGAGATCCACGTCAACGCGGCCACGGCCGACACGTGGAAACGCTCAGGCATCAAGGGCCTATGACATGGACGCCGGCGAACGGTACACGGAAGTTCACGCGTCGTCGTCGTGGCGTGTCCCGAATTGGGTTGTCGCGTTGGTCCTGCTGTACCTGCTCGCCGGCGCGTCCGGCGGAATCTGGTACGGATTCGACCGCATCCTAGGACCGTGACTAGAGTATGCATGGCTTCCTGGCCCCGGCGTAGTTCAATCCGGCAGAACATCATCGCAATAGTGAATGTTGCGGGTTCAAATCCTGCCGCCGGGGCCAGGAAACCGGGACGGCTAGGGCCGTGATCCGTTTGCCCGTTGGTGCGGCGTGCCAGGGTCAGCCGGCCGCGTTGTGGTTCCCGGCGCGGTTCGACCCGGCGATCGCCGGCACGGCGCGGGCGTTGGCCTTCTGCGCCGGC